AACGCGATGGCGGAGAGCATCAATGGTCTTTACAAAGCGGAGGTAATACACCGTAAGAGCTGGAAAAACCGTGCAGAAGTGGAACTGGCCACACTCACGTGGGTGGACTGGTATAATAATCGACGATTGCTGGAAAGGCTGGGCCACATCCCTCCGGCAGAAGCAGAAAAAGCTTATTATGCTTCCATCGGAAACGATGATCTGGCAGCCTGAGTTCACAGATAAAACACTCTCCAGGAAACCCGGGGCGGTTCACTCTATTGTTCTTGGTGATAATGACACCGGATTTAAACAGAATGGAGACGGTATTCTGGATGTTTATGCTAATAGTCAGCGTGTATTCCGCTTTCAGAATGGAGTGGCTATTGCTTTTAAAAATATTCAGGCCGGGGATGGTAAAAAATTCACGCTATCCAGCTCCAACAACTCCACAAAGAATGCAACGTTTAATTTATGGGGTGCTTCAACCCGTCCAGTAGTTGCAGAGTTAGGCAATGAGGCAGGATGGCATTTCTATAGCCAGCGAAATACAGATAACTCGGTAATATTTTCTGTTAACGGTCAGATACAGCCCAGCAACTGGGGGAATTTTGATTCACGCTATGTAAAAGATGTTCGCCTGGGTACGCGTGTTGTTCAATTGATGGCGCGTGGTGGTCGTTATGAAAAAGCCGGACACGCAATTACCGGATTAAGAATCATTGGTGAAGTAGATGGCGATGATGAAGCCATCTTCAGACCAATACAAAAATACATCAATGGCACATGGTATAACGTCGCACAGGTGTAAATTATGCAGCATATTAAAAAATATTAAGTCCGGAAATCCAAAAACAAAAGAACAATATCAGCTAACAAAGAATTTTGATGTTATCTGGTTATGGTCCGAAGACGGTAAAAACTGGTATGAGGAAGTAAATAACTTTCAGGACGACACCATAAAGATTGTATACGACGAAAATAATATTATTGTTGCCATAACCAAAGATGCCCCAACGCTTAATCCCGAAGGCTTTAGTGTCGTTGAGATTCCAGATATAACAGCCAATCGTCGTGCCGATGATTCAGGGAAGTGGATGTTTAAGGACGGAACTGTGGTTAAGCGGATTTATACAGCAGACGAACAGCAACAACAGGCCGAATCACAAAAGGTCGCGTTGCTTTCTGAAGCTGAAAGCGTTATTCAGCCACTGGAACGCGCTGTCAGGCTGAATATGGCGATGGATGAGGAACGCACACGACTGGAGTCATGGGAACGCTACAGCGTTCTGGTCAGCCGTGTGGATACAGCAAATCCCGAATGGCCACAAAAGCCTGAGTAAAAATTAAGGCCCAATATCGGGCCTTCTCTCATTCTGGTTGTTCGGGAAACGTTACTGGCAGGCTGGAGGTGTCTGTAGATTCGACTTTCTGCGCATAGAGCATCCACTCGGTTAATTTTTGTTTATTCTCGTCGGAAATGATGCCCAGTCGTAGCTGTGAGTCCCATAGCTGGGTTTTATCCCTGACAAGTTGCAACAGGCTTTGCTTTTCATTTTCCGCTTGTTGCCTCTGCTCTTCCTCGGTATAAGTTCGCTTTATCACTACGCCATCTTTGAACAACCATTTCCCCGAAATATCAGCCCGGCGATTTGCTGTAATATCAGGTAATTCAACGACGCTTGCGCCTTCCGGATTAATTGCTGAAACATCCTTTTCAATACAAATAATAACGCCGTTATGGTAATAGACCATTTTCAAAGTGTCTGGCTGGAAATTCTTTTGTTCCTCATACCAGTTTTTTCCATCATCTGAATAAAGCCATTTGATGTTAAATTGCTTTGTTAGCTGGTATTGCTCTTTTGTTTTAGGGTTGCCAGCAGTAATGTTTTTTAAGTGCATCATCGTTAAATACTCCCCGCGTTATACCACGTCCCATTAATGCAATACTGAATTGGCCTTGCCTGTGTTGTATCAATTAATTCATCACGGTTTCCGTTAACTGAACCCGTAACGACATAACCTGACCTGTCAGACCAGCCGGGACCATTCCATGTCTGAACAGATGACAGACCGCCAAGGCGAATACCTGTAATAAACCTTGAGTTACATTCTGCCCGCGTATATGCACCAACATCTCCCGCTGAAGGTTTTCGTGTCGTGGTATAGAAATCTGACCAACCTAATTCAACCCCATAACCATCACGAGCCGACCTGTAGGAAATGCCACCATTTTTATAATTCACACGGAATTGTACGGCAGGACAGCTACCAGCATTTATATTAAAGTGAAGAATTAATGCAGATGCACCACCAATCAGGGCGTTATATGCACCACTATCCCAATTCCATCCAACGGATGTATCACCATTAACAGTATTACCTGTTTGTCGGAGTGCAAATGCATTGACATTTTTGGCACTAATTGAGATATCGCTAGAACCATCAAAACCAACTCCAGCAATTTTTCGTGCTGTTTTCAGCTTTGTTGCAGTAGCGGCATTGCCGGACAGTTCCCCAGAAAGGCCACCGCTGAATGTTTGTCGATTGGTCCAGGTATTCGCTGTACTGAGTAACGGTATTTTCTCCCCGCTTGTGCCGAGTTCTCGTAAACCGAGGTTTTAAATAATGGCCGTTTCTGGCCTGCATGGCATGATTTGCGCTTTTGGACGGGAGATTCAGTGTGCTGATTGGCTATGTAAGGGTATCAACAAATGACCAGAATACAGACCTGCAACGAAACGCTCTTGTTTGTGCAGGATGTGAACAAATATTTGAAGATAAATTAAGCGGGACAAAGACAGACCGACCGGGATTAAAACGCGCTTTAAAGCGCCTTCAAAAAGGTGACACGCTGGTTGTCTGGAAACTGGATCGCCTCGGGCGAAGCATGAAACATCTGATTTCTCTCGTCGGGGAACTACGGGAGCGAGGGATTAATTTTCGCAGTCTGACCGACAGCATAGACACATCTTCTCCAATGGGGCGTTTTTTCTTCCACGTGATGGGTGCCCTGGCTGAAATGGAACGTGAATTAATTGTTGAACGTACACTGGCCGGGCTGGCGGCAGCGCGCGCAAGGGGGCGCACAGGCGGACGTCGACCGAAGCTGACAAAAGAACAGCATGAGCAAATAGCAAGGCTAATCAAAAACGGGCACGACAGAAAACAACTGGCAATAATTTACGGCATTGGCACATCGACGATTTATCGTTATCACCCTGTAGGCGATATACAGACTGAAGAAACAACCGGGCAGACTCAGGAAAATGAAAACCGCTAATCTGACCATTAGCGGTTTTTGTGTTAAATCAGAACAGCCCTTTAACTGAACTGGCCGCGCTGTTAAGAGATGATGTCACCTTATCTTTGAAGCCGGACAGCATATCACTGAACGATGAGGATTGCAGGCGCTCCCGCAAATCCTCATCACAGCGTTCAAGAGTCAGTGAAAATTCTATCTTTTTCGCCTTACCGTAGCGATCAAACTCGGAGCGGGTCGTATTCGTTTCAGTCAGGACATACATGCCGTAAATCTGCCCGACGCCATCAATCAAAGGCCAGGGTCGTCCTGTATACGCCTGCGTAGTCAGCAGCGACAGCGACACTTCGCCACCTGTAATTTCAGGATAAAGCACACCAGAAAGAACGATGCGATCATCACCTGCACCGATATACTGCCAGCTTGCTGAACGGTTAACGCGTTCATTTTTCACATGCCGCCAGCTTTTGTTTTGCTGTAACTGCTGATGCGGCAGCGTGCGCAGCTCAAAAACAAACATGCCGTAGATCATCATCATGGCCATGACTCCTCAATCTTTATCGTAAAAACAGCCACGCCCGGCACGGGCGCGCCGTTCCATTTCTGCCCTGACCATTTCACCGACCAGTTTCGCCAGTTCGCGGGGATTCTGCGTAACAACGTTATGCAGATGAACATGAATTTCACCACCAAATCCGAAGGCAACAGGCTCCCGGTTACGGGAAGTTACAGGAACTGATGCCACTGGAGATCGTATAGCCTCCGCCACCGGGCGGGAGCTGGCCGCAACAACAGGGACCAGCGCCGGAGGCAGCGGAGCCGGAACCACGGGTGTGATATTAATTGCGGGGGCAGGCTTACTGACCTGCGCAATCTTCCGCTCCTGCCACTCCCCACGAACAGCAAGTGCTCGGGGCAGGTTTTTAAAGACAATATCGCCGGGGCCAATGCGTTTTTTCGTCTCCTCAACCAGCTTACCTGTGTTATCAGCAATTTTGCTGAGTCTGCGCAGCGTACCGGTATTGCTGTCTGTGAGCGGTTTATTGTCTTTGGGGTTATCACCTCCGGTGCCATTGCCATTTTCCACAGGCTTCGGCGGATTGATTTTCGCCAGATCCCCCTGAAGCAAGGCAACCTTGTCCTGAAGAATGGCCGCACGCTGTGCGTCTTCGATTTTCTTGCGCGCCCTTTCCGCTTCATCCGGAAGCACACCAAGCTTTTCAAGTATCCACGCCAGCGTATCCAGCAACATTTTTGCAGGTGTCAGAACAAGTTGTAACGCACCGCCAAGAACGTTACCGAATATCTCGCCAGCACTGGTACATTTATCCAGAGTTTCCTTGCTGGACTCCATCGGTGACAGCAGCGATTTAAACCAGTTAAACACCTGGCTGATCCCACTCCCGATTGCGTCAAAAACAGGACCAAACCGTTCAAAGGTTTCGCGCAACGGGGTCAGCCTTTCCATAATCCCGCTGAACACCCCGGCAAAAAATGCCCTGATGGGATCCCAGTATTTCCAGATAAGAACGGCAGCTCCGGCAAGCGCAGCCACGATAAGACCAACCGGACTGAACAACGCCCCGATAGCGCCTCCCAGTAAAGAAACGGAACCCGTCACCATTCCCCATAGTGCTGGCAGAACCCTGACAGCATTCATTGATCCGGTCAGGAGGGAAAAACCAAGACGCAGTTTTGCCAGCGGGCCAGCAAGCACACCAATAGCCAGCGACAACGAGCCAACCGTTGCAGTCATTGCCAGCAATGCACCGCCTGCAATCAGTAGCTGGCGCGTCAGTGCGGGATGGGCCTGCGCCAGCGCCGTCACCTTTGATACCACACGCGTGAGCCACTGCGTGACAGAACGCAGCGGACCGTCAATCAGATCTGCAATGCGGATGCGCAACCCTTCCCATGCACTGCTGAGTGATTTCAGATCGCCGTCAAGGTTGTTGGCCATAACCTTTGCCGTGCGTTCAGCCTCACCGCGCGCGCCTTCAAGTTCTTTTCTCAGTTTGGGTAAGGAGCCGTCACCTGCCGCATCAACGAGGGCCATAAATGATGTGAAAGCCTCTTCTCCGGCAATGTCCTTAAAGAACGATACCCGGTCAACTTCCCCGTATTTGCGGGTAGCTTTATAAAGGTCAGCCAGCACATCCTCCATCGGGCGCATTTTGCCCCCGGCATCCGAGACAGACACGCCAAGCTCTTTCAGCGCCTCTGCTGCCGCCTTTGGCGGTGATGCCAGACGAGCCAGGCTGGCACGCATTGCCGTACCAGCATCACTCCCCCTGATACCCATATTCGCCAGCACGCCCGCCATCGCTGCGGCCTGCTCCAGAGATATTCCCAGCTTACCCGCCACCGGACCTGCATATTTCATGGTTTCACCCAGTGCGCGAAGGTCAGTGTTGGTACGGGTAAACGCTGCGGTGAGTGTGTCGCCGACCCGGTCCATCTGGTCAGCAGAAAGACCGAACTGCGTCAGAATATTTGAGCCAATATCCGCCGTCTCACCGAGGTCCATACCGCCAGCCGTTGCCATGCTCAGTACGCCAGGGAGCGCAGCCTGAATGGCCTGTGGTGTAAAGCCAGCCATTGCAAGAAATGCCTGTCCACTGGCGGCATCGCCTGCGGTGAACTGCGTTTCAGAGCCAAGTTTTAACGCCTGCTCACGCAGCGCCTTAAACTGCGGGCTGTTCTGGTCGATTCGCGTCAGTGCCTGAACGCGGGACATCTCTTTGCCGAACCCGATCGCAGGCTGCAAAAAACGCCCGGCAGCATAGCCGCCCGCCGCTGCCGCACCAATTGCCAGCGCACCACCTGTTTTCAGTTTTCCCGCTGTTTCCTGCGCGCGCGAATACCGCTCACGCGCCCGTGTTACACGCGCAAGCGCCTGCCGTTCGCGTTCAAGCTGGTTGTTGTACTGTTCGGTGCGTCTGATGGCCTGCTGGATGGTGTTATCGCTGCCTGTCAGGGAAATGCCGTGGCGTTTCAGCTCTCCGCCAAGCTCCCGCATTTTCTGAATTTCCCGTGTGCGCGATTCATTCAGGCGTTCAAGCCGGGTGCTTAACTGCTGCATCAGCTTTTGTTGTTTTTCGCTGAGCACTGTACCCGTGCGTTGTAACTGATTAAGGGCGTTAAGCTGGCGTCGTGCTTTCACGATGCCAGCATCCGCTTTACTGACAGCGTCACGGGCGCGCTCAAATGATCGCGCCTGACGCTCGAGATTTTTGATCGCCCCCTGCGTTCGCTGGATGGAGTCACCAAACTGCCCCATCAGGCGGCGGGCGTTTTCGGCAGGCCGGGTCAGCCTGTCAACGGCGCTGAAAGCGACCCGGATATCAAGAGTCTTCATTGTCTGCATTCCCGCTACGAAGTGCCGCCCGCTCACGTCAGCTAACCACTTCGCCGGGCGTCATCATGAAGATTTCGGCGGGCGACCAGTTAAAAATGGCGGCAATATCCGCCACCAGATCTTCGATGTGCTCAAAGCACACCAGGGTGATTACGCTGCCGTCTCCTGCACGCTCTTCGCGCCAGAGTCTGGCTCGCTCATAAAATTTACAGCCACAGCGCACAACTGAATAAAATCGCGTGACGACATTTTTTTAATCATCACTTCATCCAGTCGTGGCGAGGTCACGCGAGGCAACAGCGTGAACATGGTATCCGCTTTCAGATTCAGCACATCAGACAGCGACAGACCACGCAGGGATCCAGCCTGCTCAATAGCCCCGGTGATCTCCACATACGTGATTTTTTCGCCACCACGCTCAATTGGTCGGGTCAGTTTTACGCCACGTTCGACAGCCATATCCTCAACTGCCGTCACATTATCCGCCACGGTGTTATTCCGGGTTTCAGTATCGATGTCTTTCATCTGTTGTCTCCTTTTCAGTCAGAGGCGACGCACTGCGCCGCCAGCATATTACTTATCAGCCAAGCCCAAGCGCGGAACGGATGCGATCGGGCACAATGTCCTTGCCGTCCTTCCGGTAAATGAAGTTCAGCAGGTCAATCTCCCACAACGGGCGATCGTTAACACTCAGCTTGTAGTAGGTGTTTTAATGGCGTAAGTGTGTGATGTGGCTTCGCCCTGTTTGGCTTCCCCCATATCAATTTCCGTCACACGTCCGCGCATTTCGACTTCATACAGGTCGCTTTCTGCATCGGTGTAGTATTCACCCGCAAAACGCAGCAGCGTGCCGTCAATCGTGCCGCCATACTTAAGGAACAGCTCACGAACTGCGCCCCCATGACAAAGCTCGCATCAAGCGCGGAGTCGTCCAGACCGAGATCAATACTTACCGCACCCATCATGCCACCACCCCGGTAGCTGTCGGTTTTGCGCGTCAGCTTAGGCAGAGTGACGGACGTCACATTACCCACTTCGTTTTCACCATCCACAAACAGCGTAAAAAAGCGAAGATGTTTTGGCACAGCCATCAGGCACCTCCCAGCACCGCAAATGCGGGTTCAAAGTATTCATCAGTAAACGTCTGGTAAAGCTCCATGTCTTCCAGTGGCGGAACGGGCGTATATTTGTAGCGAATACGCACACGTCCCTGACGTAAATCCGTGGTGCTGTTATCCACCACGTCATACCAGCACTCCGCGCCAATCAGTTTCCCGGCAGTCACCAGTGAATCCAGTTTTGCCCTGATGGCACTGATAACATCCTTCACATTCGCAGGCGTCAGTGGACTGTCGATGGTTTCAAACTGCGCTTCCGCAATTGAATCAGCCAGCACCTGTGCGGTTCGGGTATACACCTCAAAGATGTAGGCGTTCGTTTCCGGTGTGCGGTTACCCCAGAAGCGGAACCCGTTGCGACGAATAATGGTCGTGATTTCTTTGTTGTTGAGGCTGTTGGCATCGCTGTCTTCGGCCTGCAACGACCAGAACACATGCCTCGACATCCCCAGCACATTTTTAACCGGAACGTTGGACAGCGATTTGTGCCATCCCTGTTCATGGTCAATGTACGCACGAAGGCCGCACGCATAGGCAGGCGCGGGGAACGTTTCGTTTTTGCCATTTTTCGGGTTGTAGGCGATGAAGTCCGGCCATAAGAGCATCACCTCACGTTCGTTGAATTTCTGGCGGTAGGTAATTGCCTCGGCCATCGTGTTACAGCCATGACATGAGGCATACACAAACGCGCGCAGTTTATCTGCAATCACGCACAGGGATTTTGTTACCGCCTCCGTGTCCAGCTCCGGCGCGGCCAGAATACGCGGACGGTATCCGATGCTTTCATCCTGCTCTGCAACAAGCAGCGCATACATCCCCGTATAGCTGCCGTCATCCTCAGAACCACCGATAACCAGTTGATCCTGCGTCTTTCCGTCTTCTTCTTTGTGTTCAGCCACGCGAACGACGATCACCTTTGTGCTCACCTGGTCTGCGATGGCCTTAAGCGCACGATAAAGCGTCCCCGTTGTCCCGCATTTTCCCAGCACGTCATTGACGCGGGTCAGCAGTGTGGGCTTGTTCAGCGGGAACAGCTTCGCGTCCGCATCATCCGCCGTTGCCACGATACCGATAACGCTGGAATCAACATCGTTAATCGCTGTTACCAGGTCGGTATTCTCCGTAACACGGGCACCATGAAAACGAGTTTCACTCATAGCTTCAGCCCCTTGTATCCGTTAAATGATTCAGCAACAATCATCACCCACCACGCGCGTAATCTCACCCCTGCGCCGTTCTCCCGCCACGGCGACAACAAAAAGCAGTAACCCCCTCCGCACGCACATGCGACCATGCCGCACAGGGAGGGAGCAGATGACCGACACCACCATGCAATTGCTCAGTCAGGGCACGGCCCCCGTGAAAATGCCGGATTTTGATATTCTCTCGGAGGGTAAAACGCTGTCAGGCGTGGCGGAGCGCCTGATGAGCCTGTAACTGACCGACAACCGGGGATTTGAGGCGGACCAGCTCACCATCACGCTGGATGATGCGGATGGTCAGTTGCAGCTACCGCCACGGGGCGCGCGTCTGACGGTTCTCATTGGCTGGAAAGGGGAACCGCTGACAGAAAAAGGCACTTACATTGTTGATGAAATCGCTCACGAAGGACCGCCGGACAGGCTGACTGTTTCAGCCAGAAGCGCAGATTTTCGGGATGAATTTAACGTTAAACGTGAGGTGTCCTGGCATGATGTGACCGTTGAGCGTGTGGTATCCGCCATCACTCATCGGTACGGTCTGAAACCGCAAATCAGCGAAATGCTGATGGATATCGAAATCGACCACGCCGACCAGACCGAAGAAAGCGACATGTCCTTTCTTACGCGCATGGCGGAAATGCTGGGAGCAATCGCCACGGTAAAAAGCGGCAATCTGTTATTCATCATGCCAGGTGGTGGCGTGAACGCACAGGGGCAGCCGTTGCCCTCGTTCGCCATTACACGCAGCAGCGGCGATCGCCATCAGTTCCGCATTGCTGACCGCGAGGCGTATACGGGGGTACGCGCCTACTGGCTTGATCTTAATTACGGGAAAAAGAAAAAAGTCAGCGTGAAACGCCGCAAACCGCCAAAACCCAAAAAGGAGAAAAGCAGCAGTCGGGAAGGCGACTATATGGAAGGTGCGGAAGGCAACGTGTTTGTGTTACGCAAGACTTATCAGAACGAGCAGGCAGCAAGACGCGCAGCGGCGGCAAAGTGGCAGCAGCTACAACGCGGAGCCGCATCATTCTCCATCACGCTGGCGCGTGGTCGTGCAGAACTCTATCCCGAAATGCATGGCACAGTGACAGGCTTTAAAAGCGAGATTGATTATCAGGACTGGACTATTGCAAAAGCCGAGCACACCATTGATAACAGCGGCTTTACCACGCAGCTTGAACTTGAAGCAAAAATCCCGGAATGGATAGCAGAAACAGAATAAATCTCTTAAAAATATTATTTTTGAGATGTGCTTCTACACTGACAGTAAGAACAAAAGATAATGTATCAGCCCACTAGATGTCAGAGGTTGGGGCATCAACCAGATGCTAACAATAATACGGATGTTTTTCCCACATGACAGAGGAAGTCAAGTATAATCTTCACAGTCCATCCCGTCCAAGGGAATATGACTCAATAGTAAAAGTTCCAGTTTAGTTAGTAGACCCACACTTTATAGAAGAGTAATTCATGATTGGACAATTTTTAAGTGCAACAGAGATTTTAGCAAAGAACTATGTTCGTAATAAAATGGTTAAAAATCCATTTTATTCGAATTTAAAATGGAATTTTATTGAAAAAAACATCATAAGATTAACATCCTCACCGGTTAAATCAGTACTTTGCATATCAGCTTTTTCATTTGTACTACTTTATGTTGGATATTTAAACGAATTATTTATAAAAAATAATCTTTTACATTATTTCCCGTTTAGGCATTCATTAACCGAATGGCAAACAACCATTTTAAGTGGCCAATTGACAATTATTGGTATTGTATACCCCCTTGTTATAGGTTTAGTAAGTGTCTTATTCCAAAAAAAGGCAGATAGAAAAATAGCCCAAACTGCTTATCAGCGTTACTCAGGATTCATGCTTGCTGGACTCAGCGGGCTTTTCTTATCAGGATTTATACTTCTCAGTGTACTAATTAAAACTGTCTTTGGAAGTTATCTTTATGGTATAGCTTGTCTAATCAGCATATTATGGCTTTTGATAAACATAGTTCTTTCTATTTGGTTCTTTATCGTGAGTCTTGAAATTCTTGATGATGTAAAACGGCAAATAATTATAAAGCGATACATTGCCTTCGAAATAGTAATGCCCCATATTTGTAACAAAATCTCAGCCAAGCTTAGGTTATACCCTATCTATCAAAAACATAACTATTCAAATTTAGAAATCACGCAAGCCGATTACAAAGGAGAATACATATCTGTGGCTAGCAGTTATTCTAAGGAAGATGAGTTAAGTTTATATCACCGTCCTTTTCAACTTACTCTTAATCTTATTAATTACCAACTAAAAAAGAAGAATCATTTTGCGTCATTTGTCATTGGTGATAATCGTACAAAAGAAACAGAATCCACGGGTAAGATACTTTTTAGCGTTAAAAATATCAAACCAGACAGCTTATTAATAAAAATACTTAAGCAATGTTTTTATAGGGCTCCGATTAAAGGAGGAGATTTTTCCGTAAGTCTTACAATGCAGGCTATAACAGCAGATACGTATATGTATCTGCGGGATTCTGATCTCATTAGTTTTGACAATGCTATCTCTGCATTAATTAATAACTTTAATAATCTCTGCGATTTGTATTTTTTTCAAGATGATAATACCAACAATAACTTCTTACTGATCACTACAGAATTATTTGAACGGAGTTTTCAATATGAGTTTTCAGATGAAGTTTATAAAATATCAAATAATTCCATGGATAAAATTAATCTTTCTGAAAGATTTTTTGAATTATGTCTTTGGAGCGGAGTGCGTATTATCAATAATAGAAAACATCTTATCAGCAATGAACTTTGTATCTATATGGGAATTACTCGTTCACAATGGTCAATATTAACAGAATGGTTCCGAAACAACCAATCACTCTTAAATGCCTCGCTTCGTTCACGTTATAATCGTATATTAAGAACCTATATCACTGTTTGGGAGCAATATCAAGAAAGCATAAACTTTCGTTTCTGCAATACAGAGAATTCAGATTTATTTGAATTATTTTGCAAAACGCAACTACAAGAACTTCCATCGATGATTATTGATGCAACACAGACTCGCGATCCTTCTACTATTGATACAGCCGTCGATCTTATTAACCGATGGCAGCACTCAATGAATATTGACAGCCATTCGGTAGAAAAATACAGTTACAAAGGCCAGCTTTTTAACCCGGTTTTTTTCATATCCAAAAAACTAAACTTCAATTCAGACAGAGAGTGGTTCAATATTGCCATCATAAATGCGTTGACTGACATGCGTATATGCACATGTCTTTATCTGACATCAAGAATCAATACTTCTGACAAACTAATGACACATTACATTAAACTTATTTTAGAGGGTAAACTTATTGACCAAACCGGTGGATATGAAACTCCCACTGAAGAAATTGATAATGCAAGCCAACTAATCAAGATATTAATTAGAATCTGCCTGTGGACATGGTCTGAAAATATGGAGCACAATGGGTGGATGAATAGTTTAGCAAGGCGTTTACGTGACTATGATAAAACAGACATGGTGATGGGCAGAGTTTACAGTAATGTTTTTGACTGTGGATTTATTGATATGGAACAATCATGGGTTCAGCTATTATTAATTTTTTCTAAAAAGAACGATAGCGTATCAAAAGAAATAAAAGAAGCAATAGAAAACAACTATATAACATATCGTGAGAAGCAACGACTCATTGGAGTATTATCAAAAATTTGTAACTCCATCGAATACACTCAAATCAAGCTGACTTTAACATTGGACGATCTCCAAACAAAAAAAGAAAACTTAAGAAAGTTGCTTCAAGAGCATATTAACATGCTAAAGAAAGATCTTGATATGAGACTTCAGGATGCTGCCATAGATGTACATCGACTAGATAGCACTGCACGTAAAACATCAGAACATCTTCGTAAACGCATCAAGAAAACGCTCCCTCTTTCACTTTTCAAATCTATTGATTTTAAGCAGGCTAGCGATTGTTTCACAAAACATAAGATATCTATTAAGATAGATAAAGAACCGTATGCCGAAGGAATAGAATCCATCCCTTATATCAATGAAGGTGATATTCAAGCAGACTTAATTCTCAAGGACATCCAGAGAATAATACTTTCAAATTTATTTAGCACTGGCTGTTCGCAACATACCGTAATAGAAGATTTCAATATGTTGATTGATCACATAAAATCATCTGCTGACTTGGCTGGCAAACTGGTTCTTGTGATGAGTAAAGAGATCTTTCAGCAATATAATCGTATGCTTTTCGATAATCCCAACCTCAGAGAACTAATGAGAAAAAATGATGATGGCTCTATGAACATAACTACTGAATCCGGTACCCGTAAGGTTTACTTCTTACCATTTGTTAATCAACCATTTTCTCTTGTGGTAAAGGATAACTACTTCACTAAATTAATTATTAGAGAATATGATAATAATAAGTTAGTAAATGTCACTTCAGAGAATATCAAAAGTGACTCAGATAAATTCAAGCTAACTCTTAACTATGAGTTGAATATAGTATTTGAAGGAAACGCTGATTTAAAAATAGCTCACTCGCAAAGAGTGACATCAGAATAATATCTTTGACGGCGCTCCTTAGAGTGCCGTTCGTTTATTAACTAATGCTAAAAATCATTATATAGAGAAAGTCATGTTTAAATCTTAGAGAATACAACCTAGAATAGTGTAAGCACTACAATAAGAGAGGTCGCTATGTTCCGTTGTCCGCTTTGTGGCGCATCTGCCCGTATCCGCACCAGTCGTCCGGAAAATGATTCAAACACCGTGAGACAAAAGTATTATCAGTGTAACAATCTAGAATGCGGCGTATGTTTCTCAACACTGGAAGCCTTCCACAAATTCACTTCAAAGCACGCCTCCCCCATTCACTCATCAGAGGGCATCCCGTTGGATTTGCCCCTATATTTCCAGACATCTGTTATCACTTAACCCATTACAAGCCCGCTGCCGCAGATATTCCCGTGGCGAGCGATAACCCAGCGCACTA